ACCGTGAAGCATACCTATTTCACCATTGAAAATCTCTGTGGGCTGTGAATACTTGTGAGCATCTAGCCATGCAGCGGATTCTCTCAGGTCATAAGACACTGACGGATGAATGACAGCGACGTAATAGCCGTTGATCTTCGGAGCTTTCTGTTTCTTGAGCAGTGTTACTACCTGATCGACAAGCTTTGGTGTGATCCTGCAAGTCTTGTCGATGTTTGCTCGTCCAGTTATTTCAGTCTCTGTTCCGTCAGCAGCAAGTTTAGGCGCATAAATGACGTTGGATCCTGCGACAACTGCGTTACGAATGACTGTATCGATAGTATCACCGGCCTGTGCTCCATGCTCCTCAGTGACGCGTGAGATAATCGGATCGATCGCTCTCAGCTCAAGAAGATCAGATACAGTAGTGTAGTCACCGTACTGTCCAACAAGAGAAGTGATCTTTGACATGTTGATCTTGTTTCCGTCAGGCGTTACACCCTCAGTAAGGGGAGTAAGAGCCTTCGCGAATGTGTCAAACTTTCTCCATTCAACGATGTTTCCTGAGTTCTTTGGAAGCGGTACTTTCTGTCCGAACTGTGAGAAGTAATGCTCACTTCTTGCGTTCTCAAGGAGATTAGTCCTATAGAACGTCTTCATAGTAGGAGACAGATCATTAGGAGTTGAGGTGTCGGCAAGTGCCGTAGTCTGTGTGTTCAGTGTCGGGTTGTTTTCTCCTGCAAAAAGCTGTAATTCAAATAAATAATTCTTCTTCATTTCAATCTCCCTCTCAGGGCGCGAATGTAATTTTTTCACCGCGCTCCGCACGCGAAATATAGTCTTTTAGTTGCGCCGAGGTAAGCTTGGAAGGATCTACTTCACCGATCTGTGACGTTGCCTGTCCGGTCGTTCCGTTTTCAGCAGGTCTCTTGAGCCCGCTCTGGATTGACTTAGCAGCCTTTTCCTTTGTGCGCTGCACCGCATAGGCCATTGCGCCGCTCATGATCTCGTCCTTATGAGTGACCTCATAGGCCGTTTTCACAGCGTTGCCAGCTCCGCTCTTCTGGAGCACTGACAGGAGCCTTCCGAAATCCGCATTGTCGAGTTCGGTCTTTAAGTCAAAATCGGGGTACATTTCTTTCAGTGCCTCGCCTTGCCTTTGCAGATCGTCGATGATCATGCGGTTCGTCGCGCTCTGTTCTGCCTGTTTGAGCTGTGCGTTCTCACGCTCTAGCGACTTGATGTGCTTGAGCTCGTCAACGCTTATGCCGCGCTTGTACGCTTCGTCCTCATACAGAGAATTGTCAGCGTCTATTGCCTGTTGCAGCTTGTCAATCGGTACTGTGCCGTCTGGATTAGACTGTATGCCGTACTTCTGGGACATCGCCTGGACTATCGGATCGATAGACTTGAGCCGTCCTTGAAGATCCTGCTGATTCTTGAGCCTTTTCGCGACTGCATTGTGCACGGCTGAGCCGTACTCCTTCTTGTACTTACCTTTAATCAGAGAATCCCAAGATTCTTCACCGACCTGATTATCGTCGGCAGCAGGAGCCGCCTGCTGTTCGCCCTCTGCTGGTGCTTCGGGTGTTTCTGTCGCTGTGGTGTCGGCGTCACCTGTACCGGAATCTCCGGTATCAACCGATGCTCCTCCTTCTTCTCCAAAGAGTTGAAGTAGGAATTTGATGTAGGGCATAAAGCTCCTTTCTTGCTCTGTGGTAGGTCACGACCCTTGTTAGATATAATCATTACACTTTGATAAAAACTAGCATATGTCACCCTTAATAGTGATGTACTCCGGGTATTGTTCGGACAACGTAGTGAGACCTGCGAGAATCGTTTCGAGAGGTTCTAACGTGTCCCTGCCGTGCGCTTCAATGTGTCCCTCTCCTACTTTGTATGATACTGAGTGCTCGTCAGATATTCCGCCAATACGGTTTGCAAGTGTGAAGAACAATGTGCTTACTGCGCAGCACACGAGATCTTTGCCGGGCTCATTGCTTCCGGCATGGCCTGTCATATCAAGAACGAATTCATCTTTGCTCTTTGTGTAAGTAATCTCTATCATCTTGGCCTCGATGCGTCTGACGCTTTGCTGCGCGCATTCTGGACGATAGCGTTCTCTCCGCCGCCGTTAGTCTTGGTTTCGGCTTTTCCGTTCTGCGCTCCTGAATTAAGGTTCTGGTTTATCTGCGCGGCCATCTGGTCAGCCTGATTAGATTGTATGCCCTGTTTTGCGGCAAGCTTGTCAATGATCTCTGCCTGCTGTAACAACTGCTGTTGCGTCTGTAAGAGCTGTTGATACATGCCGCCATTAGCACTGATGGTATCGAGCACTGACTGTTTACCCTGAAAGTCCATCATCTCAATACATGCTTTTGCTTGATCCGCGTACTGAGGGTTGAAGAATCCGGCATTATAGAACTGTAATGACATCTCGTTCTGAGACAGTCTACTGTATGAAGAACTCTTTTCTGCCTCGACCTTAATGTCGAACACCGGAAGTCTGTATCCTAAGTCCTGTCCGAAATCATTGCCTTGATCCTGCGGCTGCAATCCGCTGTTGTCGTAAGTTGCGAACTCCTGCTCGCCATTATCGCCAGCGATACGGAACTGCCGCGGCATATCATAGAACTGCCGTATGAGCTCGATCACTATGTTGACAACGGACTTGTGTGCCTCGTATGTCGTGTTGATCTGGTCTCGTGAGGTCTTACCGGCGCTTTCTTGCATTGCGGCGATAGCTGACGCAGCAGTTACTCCACTCTGCGTACCACCGTTTGACGTATCGCGGTTCCCTGCGGTCTCCTTGAGCTCGTTCACCTTGTTGTCTAACAGGTTTATGTAATTAGAGTTAATATACGTCGGAGGAGTGATAGGTTTGTACGAATCGTCACCAAGATTCCCATCAACGTGCACGATAGTCTTGTTGGGGTTTCCGAACTCCTCCTCATTGATTCCGCCGTCATTTCGGACAAGATATCGTGGAGTTGCAAGGAACTGTATGTTCTTCTCGAAGGAATTATTGAAGATATCAATGCTCGCCTGGGCGTTCTTGCAGACGTCTACGAAGCCGAAGCCTACCGGCATATCAGCCTCAGGGAAGAGCGGGTCGAACACGAACGGGTACATTGCGTGATCGTACAGGCCTTTCGTAGCCATGCTCTCGCCAGCAGGCTGCTGTACATTGCGCGTAGCCTGCTGTCCGTTGATGACAATAGGTTTACCGTCAATGTCATACATTGGCTGCTGTACGGATTCTGTCGGCACTTGCGTGTCGTTCTCAGTCGCGTACAAGACTGTATCACCGGTAAACTTGACGTACTGCAATGTCTTTTTCCCGTCCACGAACTTGTGATAATACCAATCAATAACCGCGCTCTTACCGGTCGTGTCGATATGATCGTCATATATGTACTTCTTCGTGAAGTTGTCACTGGTCTCAGCGAGCTTTCCTTTAGCCTGCGGGTAGCTCTGCTCGATCATACTGTTGTCTACGAGCTCAACCGAGAAGAAATTCTTGCTCTTCTGAATGTCTTTTACGCCCGGCTCCCAGAAGAGGCTCAGCAGATCCATTGATTTTATTGTCACGTCTCCCAGCCCGTTAAGCTTGCCCTGCTCCCAAAAAACTCCAAACACGCCTGTTCCCTGCTTGAGTTTGTACCATACTTCATCGGAATACACGCTTCTGTACCCGTTCTGATCCATGACTACGGGCACGACAGAGGAAAGCCTTTTAGCCTCGTCAATATCTCCCGGCTCGCGCGGAAGAATATCGTTATCAGGGAACGAGTCCATGAAGTCTGCGTGCTTGGATACTATGACATTGAACAGCCACCCGGATGCGGGTTTTGGATCATCCTTTGTATCGGGAGTCTGCATCTGTTCCCAGTGACGTATACGCCACCATTCTTCATTCTTGACGATCTTATCTTCCAGACGTGCTTTCCCTGCCTTGTACTTCCGCAGAGTTTCCATCGCCTTCCTGATCTCGTCCGTTCCTATGACTGGTTTCTGCTGCTCAGGCTGCTGCATTGATTCGTTTGTCGTGTTATTCTCCATGTCCAACATATATGCTCCTATGTTTTTGTGCTCTTTGATTGAGCGGATCCTCGCCTATCTTTGTATCAGGCTTGACAACGGTCGGCTTGATTGGCCTTGACATACACATATACCTGGCTTCATCCGCGACATGATCCTCAAGGTCTGTGTCAAGATCCTCAACCTTGTGCTCGTCGTACATCATCAGTGGAATTGTTCGGATAAATGCCTTGCATCCGCGGAACACGTACATCATCGGTATTCCGTGCTCGTCGAACGCGAGTCTGTAATGTACCTGCATCCACCCGCTTATGCGTTCGTTGTCGCCCTTGTCGAAGTAAACATGATACTCTGACGCTACGTCCGCGACGCTCTCTCCGCTTTCAGCGTTCCATATTGCCGGATCCGCAACTC